AGCGTGCGCAAGTTTATGAAATCCTAAACCGCATCGGTGCAATGAGCATCGAACAAATCCAAGAGGAGGAGGACTTAATCCGATGAAGATTAACTTCCCAATAACAATAACCGCTGCCGATACAAATAAGAGAACCATCTCTGGAACTATCGTTAGTTGGAATGAAGCAGGAAACACATCAGCAGGAAAGACAATTTTTAGTAAAGACAGCATTGATTTTTCAAAACCCGTCAAATTGCTTTTAGAGCATGACAAAACCCGACCTCTAGGAAAACTTATTGATATAACTGCTAATGATCAAGGCTTAGAAGGAACATTTAAGTTAGCGAAAACTTTTGCAGCTGATGATGCTCTTGAGGAAGCAGCCACAGGATTAAGAGATGGATTTTCTGTTGGCGTAATGGTTGATGCATGGGATAACAAAGATGGCGCAATGGTTATTTCAAAAAGTTCATTATCTGAGGTCAGTTTGGTCGCAGATCCAGCCATCGCATCAGCTCGCGTTGAGCGCGTAGTTGCAACAGAAACACCAACAGAGAATTCCGAAGCAACCGCTGAGGATACAACAACACAGGAGGACAAAGTGTCTGATATAACTTCAGATGCTCCTATCGCAACCGAAGCGGTAGAAGCTGCAAAGTCTGAGCCTGTGGCAGTAGTAGCAGCGCAGTCAGTTGCTTACACAAAGCCACGCTCACCAATCAATTCAAAAGCAACTTACTTGGAGCACTCAGTTCGTGCTGCATTAGGTTCAGAAGAAAGCCGTCAGTATGTAATGGCTGCCGACACAACCAGCAACAACTCTGGTTTAATTCCAACTCCACAATCAACTGAAATCATCAATGGCATTTCAAATGCTGATCGTGGTTTAATTGACGCACTATCTCGCGGAGTTCTACCAGCATCAGGAATGACATTTGAAATTCCTAAGATCACAACTGCTCCAACAGTAACACTTGAGGCAGAGGCAGCAGCAATCGATACAACCGATCAAGCATCATCATTCGTTCAGGTTGATGTTAAAAAATTCGCTGGAGGACAAACATTTTCAGTTGAACTTCTAGATCGTTCATCACCAGCATTCTTTGATGAGTTAGTTCGTCAAATGGAATATGCTTATGCAAAGACAACTGATGCCTATGCTGCAACAATTTTGGGCAACTCTTGCGCATTAGCAACTGCAACTCAGGACAACACAGCAGCAGGATTGCTAGGTTTCACCTCAGCAGCAGCAGCAACCGTTTATGGTGGCTCACTTGGATTTGCTCGCAACTTAATTGTGAACAGCACCCAATGGGGTAACATCATGGGTTACAACGATAGCGGTCGCCCAATTTACAATGCAGCACAACCACAAAACGCTGGTGGAGTAGTTTCTGCTCAGAGCCTTCGTGGAAATGTTGCTGGCTTGGATCTTTATGTTTCTCGCTCACTTGATGGATACACAACTGGAGATCAGTCAATGATCGTAGTAAATCCAGATGCATTCACATGGTACGAAAGCCCACGCTTACAACTTCGTTCAGACATTACAGCAACTGGTCAAGTATCTGTTGCTTACTATGGCTACGGCGCATTAGCAGTTAAAATTGCTGGTGGCGCAGTTTGGTTCAACAAGAACTAGTTAAGCCCGTAATGCCTACTAGTGCTCCCGCTGGTAGGCAGCTAGAAATGGGAGTATAGAGAGGAAGGTGCGTTTTGCCTACAATTATTACTGCTAGTCAGTTAAGAAGTGTGCTTGGCGTATCTTCTTCTCTTTATGATGACACTTACTTAAACCAAATTATTGACACCGCAGAAACAGTTATATTGCCAATGCTTGTTACATTTAAAGCACCAATACAAGCTGTATCGTTGTCAGACAATGTTGCTACATTTACGACATTGGGAATACATGAATTTACGGAAGGACAATCAGTTGTCATCACAGGATGCGGATCGCCTTACAATGGAACAAGAACAGTTTTGGCAGACGATCTTGGACAATACACCTTTACGGCTGCAATCGTTAATGCCGATATACAAGAGGCTAATGTCATCCCATCCGGAACTGCTACCTTATCTGGTGCATCAACTTATGTTGGAAACGCAGCTGTTCAATCAGCCGTCTATACAGTTTCAGTCGAAGTCTTTCAAGCAAGACTTGCCGGAGGCGGACAAATTGAAGGAGTAGATTTTACTGCAACTCCTTTTAGGATGGGCAGAAGTTTATTTAATAAATGTGTGGGCATATTGGGAAGTTACATTGACACCGAAAGCATGTGTCAATAAATGCCTAACGAAACAATTCTTCAACAGATCCGCACACCTTTAGCAACCGCATTATCTAGCGTTGCAGGAAATATTTATGCATTTGTGCCTGAAACAGTTATCCCGCCAGCCGTTGTCGTTGTGCCTGATAGCCCATATTTAGAATTTGAAACAATAAATAAAAGCAACATTAGAGCAAAAGTTAATTTTACCATTTCAGTTGCAGTTGCATATAACAGTAATCCTGCATCACTTGATAACATTGAGCAGTTAGTCATTAGCGTTCTGGCAGTAATTCCAGTTGGATATATTGTCAGCTCGGTCGAAAGACCAACAGTCACCACAGTCGGAGCATCGACTTTGCTTATCGCAGATGTTCGAGTATCTACCTACTACACACGCACAGTCTAAGGAGAAATCATGGCAACCACAGTAATAACCGGTCGCGATATTTCGTTGTCTTTCACAGGTGGAACAGACATCGAAGCACAAGCAACCAGCGCAATTTTGACAAAGGTTTTAGAGCGACAGACTTATCAAACACTTGATGGCGAGGCTTACAAAACCACAAATGTATCAGCTACATTTGCACTTGAAATGTTAGCCGATTGGGGCAAAACAAGTTCCGTATGTGAGGCACTATGGACTGCATGCGATTCTGCACCAGATACAGACATCACAGTCACTTTAGTAAGTGCAACAGGCGCATCATTTTCATTCCCAATTAAGCCAAGTTACCCAACAGTTGGTGGATCAGGAATGGATGCACAAACAGTTGCATACGAATTCCTAGTTACAGGTGGAGCAGTAACCGAAACATTTAGTTAAGAAATAGAAACGGGAGCAAAAATGAAGTTACCAATTACAATTGAATATAACTCAGGCGAGCAAGCAACATATATCGCCCAACCGCCTGAGTGGGCTAAATGGGAAAAGACAACTGGCAACACCATAAGCCAAGCAAAAGAAAAACTTGGCATGTGGGATCTGATGTTTTTAGCATACAACGCACACAAGCGTGAAGCTGCTGGAAAGCCAGTCAAACCATTTGATGCATGGATGGAAACAGTCAGCGATGTAATAGTCGGTGATGCAGACCCAAAAGCCACCCAGCAGGAAGCCTAAGCAGATTATTGGTTGAGCTGGCAATAGCCACCAACATACCAATGAGTGAATGGGTTGATGCAGACGACATTTTGACAGCGATAGAAGTATTGGAGGCGAGGTATGGCAAGTGAAACAATTGCTTACAATCGCAATGACATACGCGATATTCTCAAAGCTTTCAAAGTTATGGATGCGCAAGCGACTGAAGAGGCAAGAGTTCAGTCTAATCTTTTGGCGACTTATGCAGCTGAGGAAATTAAAACGGCAGCTAGAGGCAGAACAAAATCAGGCAAGGTTGCGCAGAGAGTTGCAGACGGAGTTAGCATTTCAAAGTCCAGCAAAATCGGTGAGTTCAAATATGGTTTCGCACGACAAAAATTTTCAGGTGGGGCTAACACGCAAACCTTATGGGGTGGTGTTGAGTTTGGATCTAATAAGTTCAAACAGTTTCCTACATATAGCGGAAGGCAAGGCAGAGGTTCGCGTGGTTGGTTTATCTACCCAACGCTTCGCAGAATTCAGCCTGAATTGATTAACAAATGGGAAGCTGCATACAATCGTATTTTGGATAAGTGGTCATAATGGCAAGAGATAGTAGAACCTTATCGCTTAAGATCCTTGCGGATATTGATGACTTAAAAAAGAAATTAGATCAAGCCGACAATGCCGTTGAAAGCAACAGCCAAAAGATTTCAGCATTTGGAAAGAAGGCTGCTGCTGCATTTGCCGTTGCTGCTGCTGCTGCCGTAGCGTATGGCACTAAATTAGCCGTTGATGGGGTCAAAGCTGCAATAGAGGATGAGGCTGCACAACTTAGGTTAGCCAATGCATTACGGGCTGCCACAGGTGCTACTGATGCCCAAATAAAGGCAACTGAGGACATGATCCTCAAAACATCACTTGCCACAGGTGTTGCCGATGATCAGCTTAGACCGGCACTACAAAGATTAGCTGTATCTACTAAAGATACTGAGGAAGCACAAAAATTACTAACACTAGCGTTAGACATAAGCAAAGCATCTGGTAAAGATTTAGAGCAGGTTGCCAACGCGTTAGGTCGTGCGCAAGATGGCAATGTTACATCTTTAGGCAGATTAGGACTTGGCTTATCTAAAGCAGAATTATCTACATTGTCATTTACTGAGGTGCAAGCAAAACTTGCAGAATTGTATGGTGGCGCAGCTGCTACAAACGCAGAAACATTTCAAGGTAAGATTGATCGATTGACTGTTGCATTTGATGAGGCTAAGGAAAGTTTAGGCGTTGCATTATTGCCTTTTGTGGAAAAATTTATTACATTCTTAAACGACAAAGGAATACCAGCACTAAACGGATTTATTGCAGGATTAACAGGTGATGAAGGATTAAGTGCAGCATTAACAGAAACACAAAAACCATTTGAAGGATTTGGCAGAACATTAGTATTTATTATTGACAAAATTGGATCATTTATTACATTTTTGCGAGAAGCAATTGGCTTGGTTGTATCACTTGCCAATGAACTTATCCGCGTAGTCAATATAATTCCTGGAGTTAATATTGGTGCATTACCTAACCCAGCACCATCAGCAGGTAGATCATCATTGCCAACAGTTCCTAGAGGCGGATCAAACTTTACTTACGGATCAGGCAATCCAGTTAATATTACAGTCAATGCAATAGATGGCGAAGGTGCTGCAAGAGCTGTGGCTAAGGTGGTAAATCAAAGCGCATCAAGATCAACACCATCAATATCACAGACAGCATTACGAGATAGATAATGACTGCTTGGTCGCCAGATTGGAAATTAACTGTCGCTGGTGTTGATTATACTGACATTGCAATAAGCGATATTCAGCATGAGGCTGGTCGCGATGACATTTACCAGCAACCAAATCCATCTTATTTGCAAATTACATTTGTGGCGTTGTCTGGTCAAACCTTGCCATTTGACATTAACGATAGTTTAAGTCTGCAAGTTAAGAACACATCAGCGGCTTATGTCAATATATTTGGTGGAGATATAACAGATATTACAGTTAGCGTTGGTGCAACTGGATCAAATGCAACTGTTATTGAATACACAGTGCTTGCAATGGGATCACTTGTTAAATTAGCAAAAGAATTGTATGCCGATGCTGTTTCACAAGATGAGGATGGCAACCAAATCTATGATCTATTGTCTAGCGTTTTGCTTGGCTCTTGGAATGATGTGCCAGCAGCTTCTACTTGGGCAGGTTATGATGCAACTGAAACATGGGCTAATGCGCTAAATCTAGGACTTGGCGAAATTGACACTCCGGGCTTATACACAATGCAAAATCGAAGTGGCACAGAAACGCCAGATACGATTTACAACATTGCAAGCCTGATTGCTAACTCAGCATTTGGTTATTTATATGAGGACAATGAAGGAAACATTGGGTATGCCGATGCAGACCACAGGCAGAATTATTTGCTCACATACGGATATGTTGATCTTGATGCTAGACATGCACTTGGTCAAGGTTTAAGCACAATTACTCGATCAGGTGATATTCGCAATGACATTATAATCAATTATGGTTCTAATTTTGGTTTAGAAAAAACTGCTACATCTGCAACATCAATTGCAACTTATGGTTACAAAGCCGAGAGCGTGCAATCAACCATTCACTCAGCTGTAGATGCTCAAGCTGTGGCAGATCGGTATATTGCCCAACGAGCATTCCCACAACCAGCATTCCAGAGCATAACCTTCCCAATCACAAATCCTGAGATTGACAATAGTGATCGTGATAATCTGCTTGGCGTATTTATGGGGCAACCATTAAACCTGCAAAATCTACCTGCTCAAATTTCATCAGGTGAGTTTGAAGGATATGTTGAAGGTTGGTCATGGAGCACTAGGTTCAACGAATTATTCCTGACAATAAACTTGTCGCCTGTTGCATTTAGCCAAGTGGCGATGCGTTGGAATACTGTGCCAATTGGCGAGGCATGGAACACTTTAAGCGCAACATTAACATGGGAATACGCTACAATCGTATCCTGAGAATAGGACAAAATGGCAACCACTACTAATTATGGATGGACAACACCAGACGACACCGCTCTGGTCAAAGATGGCGCAGCTGCTATTCGCACGCTTGGATCATCTGTTGATACAACAACAAAAAACTTAAACCCGTCAACGACTCTTGGTGATATTGAATATCGTTCATCAACTGCTAACACAAACACTAGACTTGCAATTGGCACAACTGGACAGGTTTTGAATGTTTCTGGTGGCGTTCCTGCATGGACAACACTTGCTGGTGGTGGTATGACTTTATTATCTACTACCACTTTATCAGGTACAACAACCACAGTTTCATCTATTGACCAAACTTATAAAAATCTAAACATTGTAATTGTTAATGCTTATGCTAGTGGTAGTAATAATGATTACCTAGAGTTTAATGGCGACACTGGTAGCAATTATGGTTATAAGAGTTTTGATCCTGCTACTGATTATGGAAGCGGAGTAAAATGCTTTATAGGTATTATGGGAACTTCTCAAGGATATTACAATGGCACTTACATAAATATTAGTATTCCACGCTATTCTGAAACTGAATATAAAATGATAATTTATAGGCAAGCAAGAGGAAATGTTCAATATGTAGGAAATAATTCTTGGAACAATACCGCAGCAATTACATCATTTACTATTGGATTAACCGGTGGTGCAACTATGAGCGGTGGCACTATGTACATATACGGGGTGAAATAATGACTAAACCAATAATAAGAATACACGATATGGCAACAGATGAAATTATTGATCGGGAAATGACTGCTGCTGAGTTTAAGAGTTACGAAGCAAATGAGAAAGCAGAATTAAAAAAGCAAGCCGAAGCAGATGCAAAAGCTGCTGCTAAGGCAGCAATTCTTGATCGAATTGGTTTAACTGCTGATGAATTAAAAACGATACTTGGCTAATGAAGGCTTGGTTATCTAAAGCTGCTGTTCAGTTAAGAGAGCAAATTGATGACAGTTTTGCCGATAGATCACGCAAGTCGGATGGTTGGATCGGGAACGAAAAGCACCAAAACACTAAAAGCGATCACAACCCGTTGCCTGATACTGCTGAAGTTTGTGCAATCGATGTCGATGCCAAGTTATGCGATCAGCCTGAAATGAGCATTTATTTAGCAGAGCAAATTAGAGTTTGTGCAAAAACCGATAAACGAATTAGTTACATAATCCATGTTGGCAAGATTGCATCGCCATTGCTAGGTTGGAAGTGGCGCAAATACAAAGGCATCAATTCGCATCACAAACACATACATATCAGTTTTAAACCAAATCAAAAAGGCGAGTTCTTTAACATCCCACTACTAGGAGGCAAGTAATGAAACTATCTAAGAAACACAAAGCAGCAATTAAGTCATATCTAAGAGCTGTTGCAGCTAGTGGTTTAACTGTCGTGTTGGCAATCGTTGCTGATATCCGACCAGAGTATGCAATTCTGCTAGGTTCATTAGTTGCACCATTGGCTAAGGCAATTGACCCAACATCCGGTGCTGAGCATGATTATGGCGTTAATGCGAAATGACACCAAACGAATGGGTTGGATTAGCCGTCGGCGCAAGCACTTTAAGCGCAACTGGATTGTTGGTTCTACGCTGGGTTATTAAATCTTACCTGCAAGAACTAAGACCTAATGGTGGCTCAAGCATGAAGGATCAATTGAACAGATTAGAACAGCGTGTTGATGATCTGTATTCTCTAATAGTTAAGCGATAATTTATTTATGGCGAACACACGAAAACCTATCAAACGCAAAAAGATCAATCGTCGCGTAGTTCGCCACACTCCTGATCCATCAAAGATTGATGCACATTACATTGCGTTGCACGAATGTTATAAAGCTGCAAGGAAAGCAGGATTTACACCAGAGCACGCATTTTGGTTAATGACCGAGCATAAAACTTTTCCTGATTGGGTAGTCGGTGATGGTGGCATCATTCCTAGTATCGATCCCACAGAAGAGGATGACGATTAAGCGCATCGCTTTCGTAAGCGATCTTCAAGTGCCATTCTTTGATGAATTGGCAGTCAAGTCAGTAGGCAAATTTCTTGCCAAATGGAAACCCCATCGCACTATCTGCATCGGAGATGAAATTGATCTCCCACAGCTCGGTGGTTTTAATGCCAATACTATTGATGAGATGGTTGGCAACATCCATGAGGACAGATTACAAACTCAACAGGTTTTAACTTATCTTGGTGTAACAGATGTGCTTGGTAGTAATCATGGCATTAGGCTTTACAGATCAATCAAGAAAAGATTGCCCAGCTTCTTAAATTTGCCTGAGATGCAATACGAAAAGTTTTTAGGTTATGACAAATTAGGCATCAAGTTCCATCCTTACGGCTTAGACTGGGCGCATGGTTGGACTGCCGTTCATGGTGATGCTTTTCCGCTTAGTCAAGTGCCGGGTCAAACAGCCTTAAATGGGGCTAGGAGGCTAGGAAAAAGCGTAGTGTGTGGGCACACCCATAGATTGGGTCAATCAGCCTTTACAGAGGCTTCTAGAG